TTAATTTTCATATTTCTGGCGTAGAAATTTCATAAGGAGAAAACATGACAATCAATACAGTCCCCACACCTGCTTCTTTAGAATCAGTTGATAGTGTTCAAACAATTACGGCTACTGGAACATTTACACTTCCAGCAGGATATGGTGCCTCAAAACCCCTTATTGTTGACATAATTGTTTGCGGTGGTGGCGGTGGCGGCGGTGGCGGAGCCAGTGTTGGAAACTCTTCAGGAGTAAACCAAATTATGGGAAGCGTTGCTGGAAAAGGCGGAGGTTCTGGAGTAGCATTAAAATATGAACGAATTGCACTTACAGCAAATGCCTCTGTAGTAATTGGCGCTGGTGGTGCGGCTGGTTTAGCAACAACTTATTCCGATAGCGGCTCTCCAATTACTGCTGTTACTGCAACAGGTGATGGAAGTTATGGTGGAATTACAAGCGTTAACAGTGCCTACTTTGGACCAGGTGGAGCAGGAGGAAACAGAGGATTAAGTACATCAAGTAACTACAGAATTACTTCATATATAAATCTGGCTTCTTACGAAAGTCAACAAGGAGGAGCCCCTGGAGGTTCTGGTGGTGGTATTGGTGGACAAATAGTCAACCTAAGCAATGTTAACAATATACCATTTGCTGGAATGTATGGACAAAGTGGTTTTGGTGGAGGATCCCCCACTGGTGGTGTTGGTGTAAAAACCTTAGTATTATCTAGTACTTATGTAAATTTTGGATTTGATCCAGTTCAAGCAGGCGGCGGCGGCGGCGGCGGAGAAGTACAAAACTCTAGCAGTGTTGGTGAAGGTGGAAAAGGAGGATCCCAAAGTACTGCTGCACGTGGGGGTCTATACTCAGCAGGTGCAACAACTTGGGGCAATGGACAAGCAGGACAAGTTCCAGGCGGCGGAGGCGGCGGAGGCGGTAACTCTAAAGGCATTAAGGCTGGAGATGGAGCAGCAGGCGCAAGTGGATTTGTTACTTTTATTTGGACGGCAGATCGATGAAAAATTTTGCAATTATTGAAAATGATAAAGTTACTAATGTAATTGCTTGTGAGTCACAGGAAATTGCAGAAGAAATAACTAATTCAGAATGTCTTGAGACTACAAAAGTTCCATGGATTGACTGGACTAGAATAGATGGAGAATGGCATCCACCAATGCCTCAAGAAATTGAAGATATCAAAATAGTATAAAATCAATTTATTTAAATTTATGGGGGAATATAAATTGTTTAAAAAAGAAATAGTTCCAGAAATTAAGTTTGTTACAGAAATTCCTGGACTAGCAGATATTGATTTAATAAAGCCAAAACTTGCATCTTCTTATATACCTGAGTGGTTTAAAGAAATGAAAAATTTTGACGGAAGCGTAAAACAATGTCCGTCATTTCCAGAATATTTTACTCAAGGAGTTATTCTTCCCGCTTGGACAGATATGAAGTTATTTTATAATTCTGTAGATCAAAGTTGGAACTGGGAAACTCCTAATCAAATATTTCAAATAGATTCGCATCCAAACAATCAACTTATTGACCATGTAGATACTTCAGTATTAGGTAAAAAAGGTCATTTTGTTTTTAAGTTATTATGCCCTTGGAATATTATTACACCAAAGGGGTATTCAGTTTACCAACTACCAGTTACATATGAATTTCATAAAGACTTTAGTGTGCTACCTGGAATTATTAGAACTGATATACATCATCAAATAAATCAACAGTTACTTATACACACATCAGATAAAGAGATATTTATAAAAAGGGGTACGCCTTTGGCACACTATATACCCTTTAAACGAAAAAAATTAAATTACATTTTTCGTAGTTCAACACCAGAAGATTCAACTAGTCTAAATACCGCGGTACTAGATCATCATACTCAGTTTAAATTTACTGGTTCATATTTAAGAAGAAAAAGAGAACTGTCTTAATAGTTACTGGTATAATATATAAAGGTTAGTTATTTTTATAAATAGGGGTGATATTTATGGCGCATTCAAAAAATGAAACAATTACAGTAGCATGGTGTGACGGTGGTTATACTGATGGACTTTTTACAGAAGGCTTAATAAGAACATTTTTTACAACTAGGGCACCACTTAGAGGTATTTTCAGAATACCAGGATCACAAATAAGTAGACAAAGACAAGGAATTCTTGATCTTTGGTATGATGATGAAAAAAGCACTGATTGGCTTTTATGGATAGATTCAGATATTGAATTAACATCAGAAGCATTAGATAAGGTTTGGGACGCTGCTGATAAATTTACACACCCAATTGTTACTGGAATATATTTTGTTTCTTTAGATAAAGAAGGAGATATGCAAAACCCGCAGGCCTGTATATTTTATCAAAATAAAGAAAGTGAATATCAAATGAATCCAATCTGGCCAATTCCAGAAAATCAACTGTTACAAATAGACTATTCTGGCATGGGTTTTGTATTAATGCATAGATCTGTAGTAACAAAACTTAGAGAAATTTTTCCCAATGGATTTATGTTTGAAGAAGAACAAAATCCAGGAGAAAAGTTTGTTGGAGAAGATATTAATTTTTTTAAAAAAATAAAAAATGCTCAAATACCAGTTTATGCACACACTGGTGCAATGGTTAGACATATAAAAAGATTTGCTTTAAGTTTTGATTATACAAAAAAATTTATGGAGGAAAAAAATGGCATTTGAACCAAACAAAATAGCATATGGCGGAACAGAGTACATGGTAAGACTTGTTGAAAAAAATATAGTTCCATATATGCCAAAATTAGAAAAATACGAAACTTTTTGTATGCCAGGTTTAACTCCAAACGTTATTGATTTAATAGATAAAGATCTAGTTGTTTGGAACCATAACCTATTAACACAATTTGGAAATCATACAGCCTATATGTTTTCAAAACCATCTATTCAAGATTCTGTGAGATACTGGATTGTTCCTTCTAATTTTAGCAAACAACATCATATAGAAAATTTTAATATAGAAGAAAATAAAATATTTGTAATAAATAATGCAATTACGCCGTTAGATCCAAATTTAAAAAAATATAACAAATGTAAAAAACCAAAAATAATATATACTTCTAATCCAGGAAGAGGTCTTGAACTACTTTTACACGCTATAAAAAAAATTGATCTTGATTTTGAATTAAATATTTATGGGGACTGGAAACCAGAGATTCAAGATTTTTCTAAAAATGAAAACCCACTAAAATGGGTACAAGAAGTTTTAGAGGATCCAAGAATAAATGTTTATGGTCACACAGCAAAAAATACACTAAGAAGAAGAATTTCTGAAAGCCACATTTTTGCATATCCAAGCACTTATTTAGAAACATCGTGTATAAGTCTTATTGAAGCAATGAGCGCTGGTCTTGTATGTGTTGTTCCAAACGCTGGGGCTTTAGGTGAAACAAGCGGTGGAACTTTTCCAATTTTTAATTGGGCAGGAGAATTAAAAGAGTTAGTTGATAGAGGTTTTGGAGAAAACCTTACAGACTTTAGCATAAGGTTTAAAGATGACTTTAATGTAAATGTTGATGCTTATGCAGAACAACTAACAAGTGCAATTGAAAAAGTTAATAAAAACAATACAGACATAGAAAGTCAGGTAGAATATGCCAATAATACATATTCCTGGGAAACCGTAAAGAAGTCCTGGCTAGAATGGCATGACAATATTAATTAATATAAATAAAAAAATAACCCTACCCAGTCAAAAAACCAGGTAGGGTATTTTTTATCCCTTAAATCAAATGATTAGGAAATTTCTTTAACCATTTATTCGTGGCACCATTTTTCATAGATGACCATGAACTCCAGTCCTTACCGCCTTTTGTCATGTGAAACACGATTTGGGCATTTTTGACTGGGCTAAAGAGTTCAGCATTTAAATCAAGATTGAATTTATCTTTTCTATCTGGACCTAAATTACCGATCATGTTGATCTGGAAGATTCCATATGAGGAGTCTCCTGTCTCAGCATTACCATTGAATGCAAATGGGCGACCATTAGATTCTGCCTTGGCAACAGCCCAAGCAGTCTTAAGACCTACCCCTTTAAACCCAACAGCCTTCAGTAATTCAACCAACTGGATGTCAGTCAAACTTGTAGCATCCGCATACTTTGCAAGTACTACATCAGTAGTAGGCTTAGAAAGCAAAAAAGCCGCTTTGTCGGCGGCAGGTGCAATCTGAGCGGTATTACTTAGTAAATTGTTCTTGGTAGCATAAGCAGTACTAAAACCATTATTTAATAATGTTAAAGTAAGCAATGTTACAAGAACCCCCGATAGTATTTTGTTGTCTCTCAAGTTTTTCCTCCTAGACTACAAATGCTACTTCTCAGTAGCATAAGATAATTATAGCATCTTTTGGCCTTTTGAGTCAAATATCAGCATAAATTCTTAAAATTATTTCTATTGCAAGTGGTATAATAATAAGACTATGGCTGAAACTCCTGTCTATGACATTCCTTATCCCACGAACTCTTCTCCAGTAGATGTTGCTGGTGATTTACAGGCAATTGCTGAGCGTATTGAAGTAATTCTTCCTACAATTGGATTACCTTATCATACATTAGAAGTTGTAAATAATAGTGGTGTTTCTATTGCTAAGGGTGATCCTGTATACATATCAGGTTTTGGTACCAGCAAACCAAGAATAACAAAATCACAAGCAAGCACTATTGCAACATTTCCAGTAATTGGATTAGCACAATCTGCAATTGGTAATGGTAGTGATGGAGTTGTTGTTATATCAGGTGTATTTACTGACATTAATACTTCTTCGTATGCCGCTGGAGATAGGCTATATGTTGGATCAAGCGGTGGTCTTACAGCAACTCAGCCAATTACTGCTACAACAAATTCTGGAGTAGTTGGAATTGTTGCAAAATCAAATAGCACTACTGGTGTTATTCTTGTAGGATCTTTTAAAGGCAATGGTACGTGGGGATCAATGAAAGCAGGATTAGCATAATGGCACAATATAGAAATCAAACACCTTATCAAATTGGTTCAGAACCACCACAATCTATCTGGACAATTGTTAGAGGAGACACAGCATCTTTTAAGATGTATGTACAAGATGACACTGGTGAGCCACTAGTAATTGAAGACTGGACAATTACAATGGACTTTGCTAGATCAACTACATCTGCTGTTATTTTAACAGTAACTCCAGATGCAGACGAAGACGACGGTCCAGGAGAGTTTACAGTATATCTTGCAAGTGATGAAACAGAACTTTTAGAAACAGATGACGAGTTTGATATTCAGATGGCTAACAGCGGCAATGCAGTTGTTTGGACAGTCTTGCAAGGCAAAGTTTTGATGGTAGAGGATATAACAGGTTAATGGCAAAAGCCACTGTTCTTAATGTTGAGAGCAAAAGGGTGGTTAAGGTTAATCCTACCTGCAAAAATAGAAAGTCTATTGTCCTTTATGAACTACCATTTAAAATAAGAATAACTAATATCAAGGTTCCAGGATACAGTCCTAGCAATGTACCCCCGATTGGCATTGCCATCATCGGATTAAATAACTATATTTTATGATATAATCAATGATATGGCCGTCCTACCAATAAATCAATTAAAAGCAAAGTTTCAAACGGGTGATAGACCTAACGGAGAAGACTTTACTGACCTAATTGATACTACCGCATACAGAGCAGACTCTTTAGGTGGAGATGGAAACAACTCGGTCACAATCAACGGTATTGAATCAGCAACAGTATTTGACACAATAGACACATCCACCTGGAGAACAATTAAGTACATGGTTCAAATGTCCCATGCTGAATCATCTTCATATAGAAGCGCAGAAATAAACATAGTTTTTGATGGTACCAATCAAAATATTACAGAATTTGCCTCTGTTGCTAGTACCAATAGCAATGTAGGAAATATCACTGCTAATTTAAATTCTGGTACAATTAGCATGACAGTTACACCAGCACTAAGCCCGATGACCATACGGTTCTACCGTACAGGTTTGAAGGCCTGACCTAAAGGAGAAACAAATGGCTACAGTCGATAAAGCCTTTCGTATTAAAAATGGCCTGGTAGTTGAAGGCGCATCGGCTACTGTAAATGGATCAACAGTCCTGACAGAAGCCTCTACAGAATTTCTACAAGATACCACAGCAGCCATGTTTGATGGCTCTCAAAGCGGTATCTCATTTTCATATAATGATACATCAGGAAAGATTACTGCAACAGTATCTACAGACCCTGTATTTGCAGATAAGATTACTTTTGAAGGTACAACACCAGATGATTATGAACTTATTCTTCAGGTAACAAACCCAACACAAGATGTAACAGTAACCCTACCAAATGCTACAGATACTTTGGTTGGTAGAGCAACAACAGATACTCTTACAAATAAAACTTTAACTTCACCTAAGATTAATGAAGATGTTGCTATGTTGGCAACTGCAACAGAACTAAATATTCTTGATGGAGCAACACTTTCTACAACAGAACTTAATTATGTTGATGGAGTTACTTCAGCAATTCAGACTCAACTAGATGCTAAGTCAACTGCTTCAAAAACAGAAACACTTACAAACAAGTCTGTTTCTCTTGCTACAAACACACTAACTGGTACACTTGCAGAATTTAATACTGCACTTGCAGATGCTGATTTTGCAACTATCGCTGGAACAGAAACTCTTACAAATAAAACACTAACAAGCCCAATTGTTTCAGGACTTGCTATTTCAGATTCAAGTATTGTGTTTGAGGGATCAAGCGCAGACAACAATGAAACTACACTTACAGTAACAAACCCAACTGCAGATCGTACAATTACTTTCCCAGATGTAACTGGTACAGTTGTAACAACAGGTGATACTGGTTCT